CTGAACCAGTCTCTGCTTGAAATACACTTTTCCACGATGCAGTTTGTGTAGCATCCACAGTTACAGCTCCACCAGTATTACCAGTAGTTGTAACTGCACGCGTAACACCAGTAGCAATGTCTGCTAAATAATCCGGATCATCAGATTTTCCAATTTCCATTGGATCTGCTGTTCCAGCATTAAACGCTTCTGCTACCCATATCTTAATACCAGTAATGGTAGATTGATAAGGAATAGTTCCTAACGCTCTGCAATAAACATCTCCTGCCACAGCCGCTGTTCCCACAGTAATATTACCAGTGGTAGCGCCACTTGTAGCAATTTTAGTTACACTTTTAAAGTTAGCTGCTGTGCTATCAGTAGTATAAACAGTTCCACTATTTGGTCCTGTTATAGTTTCGCTTAAAGCTTTTCCATTAACATCTGTTCCTGTAACAGTNAATGTAATTCCTGAATCGTTACCAGAACTTGTAATGCCAATTTTTCTTGCCCACGCTCCGTCAGCAGTTGTTGAAACTGCACTTCCAAGAGCTGGTGCATAAATTGAATTGCCATTAACAGTAGCACATAAAGCGCCATTCAATGTCAAATTAGCTGCCGCTGAAGTTGTTTGTGAAGCGCAAATACCGTCTGTATCTGCCGCTGTTGGTTCTTGAAAATAACGAGCTAATGAGTTGGTTACCCAGTTAGTGTCTGTTAAATCTTTACCGCGATAACCACCTGATGTGGCTCCGCTAATTACTGGACCCGTTTTAACCGGACCCTGAAAAGTTGTTGTACCCATTTGTACTCCTTTGGCTGTATAGGCCTTTTGTTACGTCGTCTCTATACCGTCTGCCTAGCCAGTCTACGTAACTATTTACTAGGATAAAGGGGCGAACTAATTTCGCCCCTTTAAAGATTAATTAAGCTCCTGGTGAACCAAAGATACCTCTCCAGTCAGACCAGCCGAAGCTGTATCTTTCTCTGGCTTTGTATCTAACGTTTCCAGTATCGAAATCGCCTTCCATAGCAGTTCTAATTGGAGCTCTTACAAAGTGTTTAAGTCCATTAGGTGCATCTGTTTTAATGAAGAACGCATCAGTATCAGTAAGGAAGTTGTTTACAACATATCCTTCAGGTACCATACCCATTGATTTGATTGCGTTGATATCATTATCAGCAGTGCCTACTCTACCAGCAGATTTCATTAGTCTCTCAGCTACAAACTGAAGGTTTACTGGTATAATCATTTTCATACCTCTAAGAGCAATTTTCATTCCTCTTTCATCCTTCATGTCAGCAATATCAATTAACATCTGCTCAAGCGAAGTTTCGTTTAAGTCAGCTGCAGTTGATAGCTCGTTCTTTTGGTCGCCACTAAGAGTTGGGTGATCAGTCGCACAAAGCTCCTTTGCATCCCCACCAAGATAAGAAGCATTAAACGCTCTGTTAAGAATGTTTGCAGCTTTAACTTGTTTAGTGTTAGCCATAGAACGCGCTAATGCTTTAGTATAGCGAGTGCTAAGTTTGTCGTAAAGATTATCCTCTACAGCTTCTTCTGTAAGTGCAAAAGCTAAAGCAATAGTCTCGTTGGTGTACCTAGCAGTGTAAGTTTCTTGAGCATCTTCGTATGATACTCCTTGACCTTCCGGTTTTACAGCTGCATTAGCGAAACCGCCAAGCATTACTTCTTCTTCGAAAGCACGATCAGATGATTCTGAATCGAATATTTCTTTGTCTTGATTTTCGTATCGGTCGTACTCTAAACCAAACAGGGCGTTCAAACCAGGTTCGAGTTCTTTGACCAATTGCATTCTTGAAATAACCATTGTTCAATATCTCCTTAGGTTTATACGCCAGCGCCATTGTTATAGTACAGATGCTCGTTGAATCTTACGATCCAGTTAGCATTAGCACTAGCAATGTCACTGTTATCAGGATCTTCAGAAATTCTGATAATTCTTAATTGAGCAGCACCGCCTGCAGCAGCACCTAACTCAGATTTAGATTGACCATTGATAGTAGAACCCGCAGCATAAACTTGGTCAGCATTATCGCCAACAGCAGTTTGTCCTAGAGTTGCATTATCTTGAATTTCGAAGAGCATGTTTGGATCATCGTAAACGAACGCGTCTATATCGCCCACAGTAGGTGTTATGCTACCAGGGTAGTAGTTTGACCATGTTGGTTTTTGTGTAGTAGGGTCATTGTAGAAACAACCGTTGAAAACTCCAACGTTCGCAGTGTCAGCGTTTCCACTAACTTGTATAGTTCCTGCAGCAACTAACTTAACGATATCTCCTTTATAAATCGCAGTAGCATAGCCAGCTGCAATTTTNTATTTAGAAGTACCGCCATTTTGAATGCCGCTTCCTAATTCGCCTACAGGTCTTAAACCAAATGGCGCATCATTATTAGCCATGATTTTTTCTCCTGAAAAAATTTTTAAAAACACACTCACCGCGAGTGTGTTAAAAATGTGTAACTATGTGTTAGGAAACTTATTAACTAGGTTTCTTGCCACCAAAGGTTACGCGAGAGCTTCTCTCTTTCGAGATTGGCATGCTAGGGTGTTGTTCCTTAAGAGGATCATTTGCAATCGCATCATCTTTATCTTGCGTAACTTTCGCAAAATATTGTTTACGCTGCTCAACAATCTCATTAGGGATTCTTGCTAGCATTAAACCTCCAACAGCTATAACACCTTCATATTTACCTGAATCAATTTGAGGCCATTCGTTGGTTGGATATTCATCAGCTCTGACAAATTCCCATCCTTCTCGTAGTCTAGCGGATACATTTTTTTGATCCATCTGTCCTACTGCTTCGGCCCTTACCCATCTGTGTTTAAATCCAGGGGGTGCAGGTGGTGCGTCTAGTTGTGACGGTGGAGTCCATACTTTAGGACGCTCTTGTTTAGTCCTAGTTTCTGACTCGCGTGATGGTAGTTTAGTTTTCATTACTTTATTATTCATATGCCTACTCCTTCACGTACTTCGCATATTCGCTTAGTGGCACACCTAATTTTTTTGCTATAGCAACTTGTGATGGTGTGAGTCTCACAGTGCCTTTGCGCGCCTGAATTGGTCCTCCTCTATTTACAGAGGCAACCGTTTGAGTCGGCGTTGAACTTTGAAACTTATGAGGGAAATTATCCTTCATTCGTTTATCTAATTCATTATAGTATGATTTTGACGATGGGTCAACACCTTCGTCAACTAAATTCTTATGAATTGAGAATGCTGTTAAAGTCATAGGTTCATCTTTACCAAACCAATCGTTCTGTTCTGCCCATTCTTCAGCCTGTGGATCAGGTGGTGGAGCAGATTGTTGAGGGGGTTGATAAGCTGGTTGTTGCTGTTGATATTGCTGAGCTGCAGGCGTTTGCCTAGCTTTAGCCATTCTTTCACGTTGAGCAATAGTTAATTTTGCTCTTTCTGATTCAACAGCTAATCTAGCAAGATCTTGTTGTGCAGCTATAACCGCGTCTGCATCACCAGCATCCATAGCAGTTTTTAATTTTGCTTTGGTATCTTCTGTTTCAGCTTTTACCCGCTGTTCATATTCAGCTATATATCCACGATCAAGATTAGATGCTTTATTCTTTATATCTTCATTTTGAGCTTGAACACCTTGTGCAAATTCAATAGCAGCTTGTTCCCTTCTTTCTGTTTCTCTTAATCTTTTTGTTAATTTATCTATACGGGATTGAACTTTTTTCCCGTAATCTTTCATCTCTCCTTCCGAAGCTGTATCTTCTTCTATAACAACTTCTTTGGATTCATTGACTACTTCAATATCATCTTCCTTATTGATTTTCTTTTCTGTGTCGTCTAATTGGACATCAACAGAGGTTCCATCAGAAGGTAGATCGACCATTTTTTCATCGGCTTCAGCTTGCGTTTCTATCGTTGCAGGCATATTTTACTCCTGTTTATTTGTATTGCAAGATATCCTCTGGGTCTTTTACCACAGCAATTATCTCGTCCTCGTTAAGTATTCTCACTTCACCACCTTCTATCCCAAACCTAGATCCAGCATAACGACCAAATATAATCCAGTCATTTAATTTACACCAAGGTCCATTTGGAAATCTCGTTTCATCTTTATAACAATCTGGTCCCATTTTAAGAACCAAACCGGTAACTGTTGTATAGCCACGCTCTTGCATTGTTTCATCTGTTAATATTACACCACCTTTAGTTTTACCTTGTCCTTTATAGGGTAAAACCAACATACGCCAACCTGTTGGATCAGGTAAACGTTCTAGTACTTTGTCTGTAGGTAAATGTTGTATATCATTAGTAGCGTCAGCTTGTAATTTAGCAAGAAATCTATTTTCTTTTTCTTCTGCTACTTTATGGTTTTCATCAGCTTCAACAGCTAAATCTTTTTCTTCTAACGCAAATTTACGTTTAGGTAATATTGTCTCCGTCATTATCTTCCTCTTTCTGCAGGTCTTGAATCTCCTGTTCCATTATAGTGTAAGCTTTATGCTCACCAACTGCTTTAACATATTCATCCATCGTTGGCAAGCCCGCAGCTATGACTTCCTTTAAATCTTGTTTGCGCGTTCTAATCCTTTTTAAGATTAAATAAATCGCGTTTTCGTCACGCATAAAAATTATTTCTTTCTAGCTGTTCCGCCTTTAGATTTGTTAATTCTTCCGCCACGTGCAGCCATAGTTTTAGCCCCAGAGTAAGCACCTTTACCCATAGATTTTTCCATGCCTTTAGATTCATTTCTTCTAGATGCTAAAGACTGAGATTTTTTCCCATTTCTTGCACCTAAAGATTCATCTAATCTAGCGTTGTAACCTTGAGTCATTCCACCAGTATTTTTCTTAACTCTACCACCAGATTTATAAGTAGTAGTGCCAAATTTTTTACCAGGTGTTTTTCTAGCTTCTCTTTTCGCGTGTATTTTTCCAACCATAATTATCTCCTAATATATTTTGGTTATAGGTCTTTTATTGGG